GGTAATATCTGGATTAAGTTCACCAACGTATTGGAGGAATACGAATGAAACTACTTAAAGGTGTATACCTCGCTGGCCCTATGGCAGGATTCTCTGGTGAAGAGATGAAAAAGTGGAGAACTTACGCAGGAACAGTTCTAGCAGATCATAGTATTGATTTCTTAGACCCTGCTCGCCGTATCTCTTTTCATGAACAACTACTAGACGATAAGGGTTTAGAAGGCAATATTGCAAAGCGTATCTTTAAACAGGATTTACGAGATATCGCACGATGTGAGATATTGTTGGTTGATATGAGAAATCACCCAAATGCTAAAGGACAGGGTACGGCTTGTGAAGTTATGTTTAGCCACATGAAGAACAAGACAATCATTATGTTTAAAAATGAACATGACCGTATTAACCCCTTTATGACAGCTATGGCAACAGAAGTTCACAACAGTTTAGATGAGGCTCTTGAAGCTTGCATCGATTATTCGGAGTAATAAATATGACTAAAAAAACACTCGGAGCCGTTATTGCAGAAAGCTTTAGCAATGGCAAGCGCACTTATTCTTATGACGAAGAAGGCGATATGTTTTTTCCTGAATCTATCTTTCTGCATACTATTCGATTTGGTAGTGCTACTGTCATGGGAAGAGGTAAAGACTTAGATTATCTTGCTCTTGTTGCTGATTTAGGAAAGGCATTCCCTTATCTATTAACGCGAGACTGGGAGTACACAGGAACAGAAGAACAGTATTTAGCTAACCCACAACAAGTAGAGTTTCAAACTTTTCGCTTGGGTTGTTATAATCTTGTTGTTGTGTCAAACGCTAAACACTTTCGTATGATGATGAAGGCTAATGATCTTTGTGTTAAGCTTAGACTAGCTGACAGAAATGATCGTATCTCGGTCTTTGATTCAATTTGTGCAAAAGGAGAACTATAATGGGGTTTAGTCCAAGAATGTATGAGATACACGTTTTCCTTGAGGGGGAGAATGAAGTGTGGTGGTGGGAGCATATTGATACCTTTGGCGATTTAAATGAGGCTTCTAAATGGTATGGGCGTTATAAGGATACAAACATGAGTGTTCGTATTATTGAAACTAAAATAGTAAAGGCCTTTGAAGATGGAAAGGAATACACATGAGTAAACTATATGACTTAGAGCCAATGATCTTAGACTGCTGGCGTGTGTGTAATGACCTTGAGACGGTGTTCAAACAGATAGGTGACGGTGAACGTGAGCCTACCCATGATGAAATGATGAACACACTGATGGGTATGCAGCAGCTATATGAGTGGAAGTTTGAGCAGTTGTTTAATACTTATGAAAATGTTACAAGAGAAAGAGCAGCTAATGACAACTGAAATTCGTGAAATATATTACGAGGTGTACTTTGACGGTCATCATGTATATGAAGGTGCCTATAGCGACTGCCGTGATATGTACAACAAGGCTCTCGATGACGATTTAGCAGAAGTCTATAAAGTAACTATAACAGAGGAGAAAATCAGTGGTTGATCGTCAACAAGTATTAATTCCAATTAATAGCGCTGAAGAGCTTTCTATCGTCTCTATCAATGGAGAACCAGAGGTAGCTATAGTAGGGCCAGAGGGTGTGTATCATAATACTGTAACCTTCTTGAGCAATGAGAAAGACCTACGTAAATTCATGAAGAAATGGTTCGGAGATTAAAATGGCTATGATTAACTCAATGACAACTAACATGAATAAAGTTTATACCAAATATCTTGCAAAACAAGTTGGGAAGGACAAGGGGATTTACACCGTGTATCACATTTTTGTAGAAGGGAAACATAGAGGGATTCACCAAGGCTATATAGGCCGTTCAAAACTTAATATCACAGGAATTAAGTATAGATACTGGTATGAGGTTAAAGAGGCAATGTCCGAAGAGTATACTCGGAAAAAAAGAATGGTACTTACTAATATAGACAAATATATGAAAGATGTTCGTATAGTGCCTTTAGCCTCCGGGTTAACCTTAGATGAGGCAAAAGAAATGGAAAAGGCTTTGCGCCCAAATACAGGAGTATGGAAAAATAAATTCACTTGGAATGTAAGAAAAGGGGGCTAACATGAAAGTAGCGGCTTATTGGAACTTACACAAGAACATCTTCTCAATTCAGTCCCGTGAGAAAGAGAATTACGGAAAAGTAATCTCTCATAAAGACTCAGTAGTAATTATATTACCAAAGTTTGTTGTAAGACAAGCTGGACGAGAAAAGGTTTTAAAAACAAAACAAAAAAATGTTCATGCATTTGTTGTTGGGCATATGCTGTTAGACAATGAAAGCTTTATGTTTGGTGCATACGACAAACCAAACCTAATTTATTATAACCCTCATAAGTATAATCAGTTTGTAAAAGCTGACACTAAAGAAGAAGTGTTATCCGCTGATGTGGTTACACTAAGAATGCACAATGAGAAACCAGTAATAGAGGCATACCTATGATAACCTATGAAAATTTCGAAATTAACGACTTCAAAGGAACTGGTGCAATATGACAATATACAGAGAAAAAGATTGGCAGTTAATTGAAGATCGTTTTGAAGAAAGATCTGCAATATTGGAATACGATGCTAGTTATTCACGTTATGAAGCAGAACAGCTAGCTGCCCAACAAATGGGTTATGCAAATAAATCTGACTTAAAAACACATATACAGAAAATAAAGGCAGAAATAAACAATGAGTAAATTTATCTATAGAGTATACAAGTCTCCCTCTTCAACTATTCTAGAATACGAAGTTGATAGTTGGCAACAAGCAATAGATATCTGGTCAAACTTAAAACAATCAGGAAACTCTCCTTATATAAGCTGTATAGGTGAGTCACGCAGTATGATCGTAAATAATCAGTCAGGCATACGGGAATGGAGTGATCATCTTCTAATGAAAAATTACAATCGAGTGGAGCGGAGAGTTATGTTAGATATGCAAGAGCAGGAGCAAAATGGTATGAAAATGATAGAAACTAAAGATACAGGAAACTATGGATACAATGATTATCTGAATGAACGAGACGCAGAGGCGTTAGAAGTAAGTAAGCACAATAATGCTATTTTAGATGCTTGTTCTGATTTAACGTGCGGATGCATAACAGATGATTGCAAAATGAGTAATCCAGACTTCCACGGCGAATTCTCAGAAATGAACAAAAAAGCTCAAGATGAAATTATTAACCCAAAGCACTATAAGATGATACCGAAAGAGGCTTATGTAAATAAACCTAATGGTCTTGAGTATATGGATTTGATGGAATACATCCTTGATAATCACGAGGGTGTTGAAGCCCATTTGCTTGGTCAAGTATTTAAGTATGCATGTCGCCTAGGTAAAAAAGACAATAAATTACAGGACGCTAAGAAAATTGCTTGGTATGCAAATCGTCTTGTAGAGGTAATCGAATATCCTAGAGAGAAGGACTCATAATAATGACAGGTGTTTCAGGCTGGTATGAAGGAGAGTGTGGGGCTATTCAGTTCCATTATGACAATGTAATAGGCGTAAATGGGTTAGCAAACTTATTGTTAACTGAATTTGGTCAAGATTGTATGGGCGTAGATATAGAAATATCAGGAGAGTATTCAGACGGAACTAATACCGAAGACAGCTTAAAACAGCTATTTGATATATTAGACTCACCTGAATGGCCCGATTTTGTAGAAGGAGACTTAGTATGATTACTATAGAAGACATAGAGGCCTTTCAAAATGATGAAGTCTTAGTAAAAATAATGCCAGATATTAAACGAGCTTTGCATTCCGCTGAAACATCTATGCATTATCTTCATGAAACTTCTAATTATGAGTCTCAAGAGTTGGATAGTGCGTGTGATCAACTAGATAATGTTATAAAAATACTAAGGAAGTTTTCAAATGCTTAAACAGATAGAGTTAGCTTACATTCGTAGGATAGCAAAAATGTATGTGAGGATTAATGACCTTCCTATACGAAAAGCAGTATTCGAGGCCTATAAAGCCTATGATTACTTTAAAGAAGCAGAGTTGGAGATTATGTATGAAGAACAAGAGCGCACTTGATGATATGGCCTTCAATATGGAAGGCGGTAAATATAGTGAATTAGCAGATTCGCTTGAATACTGGGCTGAAAAGTTTTACTTAGACGAAGAAACTTCAGACGCTTATAGTGACCAAATTTCTTATCTGCTTTACAACATGGCTAATCAGATGAGAGAATTAACTGACGATTAAGAATAGTAGATTCAATCTTACAAAAATCACTAAATATAAACTAAGGATAATATTATGAATAATGTCAAAAAAAATTGGAAGTGTTACGCAGGTACTATAGCATTAATCTTTATTGGTTTCCTTTTAGGAAACATTTATGCTTTAGCCTAAAATAAAAAGAATCAAGTAAGCTAGGAGAAACTTATGAAACTTGTATTCGATATTGAGGCAGATAATCTGCTTCCAAAAATCTCTAAGTTTCATTGTGCAGGTGCAATTGATGTCGAAACTGGTACTGAGTACTGGTTTCGTCCACACCAACTCAATGAATTTTTAGAGCTACTAGATAAAGCAGACACCATTATTGCGCATAACGCTATGGGCTATGACGTACCTGCTTTGTATAAACTAACAGGATGGAAGCCAAAGGCATCTGTTCAATGTACTAAGGTAATGTCTCAAGTGCTTAACTATCGTAGGTTTGGCTTTGGGCATTCTTTAAAGGCCTGGGGCGAATCTCTAAGAGATAACAAAGGGGATTACACAGGAGGCTTCGAAGAGTTCAATGAGGCTATGTTTGAATATATGCAACAAGATGTTAGGCTTAATGTTAAAGTCTACAAACACCTAATTAAGGAATTAAAGAACTATGTTCAAAATTCTGGTTCCAAAGATATTCTTAGGGCGATACGCTCTGAGATTACTATGGATGGAATTATGGCAGAACAGTGTGAAAATGGTTGGAAGTTTAATAAGCAGGATGCCGAAGCCCTAAGATTAAGTGTTGAAGAAAAGATGACGACAATTGTTAACTTTATCAACCCTTTACTCCCGGGCAAGGCAAATGTAGTAGATCCTGATACTGCAAAAGAACATGAAGCAATAACAGGAAAACGACATGCAATACCAAAGAAACCAACCTACACAAAAACAGGAAAGCTTACAAGCCACATTAGTCGTTGGTTTGAGCTTGATATGGACACCACTGTTGATACTTGTCCCGTTTGGGGTGAATACTGTCGGGTTACTTTTGATACTGGCGATATTGGCAACACTGATACGGTTAAACAATACTTGGGAACAATCGGTTGGAAACCGGATGAGTGGAACTGGAAAAGAATCAACGGACAGTTTATCAAAGTCTCGGCAAAACTCTCGGATAGTTCCTTGGAAGGACTCGGAGATGTAGGTAAGGCCTTAATGGAATATTATACTTTACGGTCACGTAAATCAATTTTAGAAGGATGGTTTGAATATGTTGATGAAAATTCAAGACTACATGGAGACGTTTTTAACATCGGTACTCCAACGTTTCGGCAAACCCATAAAATCATCGCCAACTTACCTAGCGGGAAAGCGGTCCTCGGGCCAGAATTCCGAAAGCTCTTCATCACAGAAAAAGGATACAAACTAGTATCTGCGGATTCTGCAGCTTGTCAGCTACGATTGCTAGCTCATTTTATGAAGGATGATGCTTTTACTAAAGAGGTATTAGAAGGCGATATTCATCAAAAGAACGCTGACATTCTTGGCTGTAGCCGCGCTACTGCTAAACCTTTTATCTTTGCTTTCTTATATGGGGCTGGCGGTAAAAAGCTTGGTAGCATACTAAAGTGCTCAGAAAAAGAAGGTAATAAAATAAAGAAGAAGTTTCTAGATGCAATACCTAGCCTTAAAGCTCTTATTACTAAAGTTCAGAAGATTGCAGATACTCAAGGTTATTTACCGGGATTAGATGATCGGCCTATTCATGTTGAATCTGCTCATAAAGCTCTGAACTACCTTATTCAAGGTGCTGAGGCAGTAGTTATGAAGTATACTGTTAATTTAATCCACAAAGAACTGGACAAGGCAAACATTAAGTCTCGTATTCTGTTGTTTTATCATGATGAAGTCACTTACGAGGTTAAAGAAGAACAAGCAGAAAGGGCAAAAGAAATCATTATGCGTTGTTTTGAAGAGGCACCTAAAGCTGTGGGGGTTGATATAATGACCTGTGGTGATTGTAAAATTGGAGAAGACTACTATGACGTCCATTAAACCAATAACACCCATTATTAGGGCAATGACAAAGGAAGAGCGTCAGGCATCAAAAGTTCGTGAAGAAAATAATGGCTGGCGAAAGTGTGTTAGCTGTGGCAATGCAGTTAAAGGAACTTGTTGTGGATTCTGTATCGAATAAGAGTGAACAAATTAGGCTTAGAATTAGACTCAGTGTAGCGGCTTATTCTTACGAGTACAAAGACAAAAGCATTATGCCTGACGCAGAGTTTGACCGCTTATCTTACTTAGTAGATACTAGTATAACTACAGGTAGTCGTAAGATGGATAATTTCTTTAAAAAACATTTTGAACCCGCCACAGGTATGTGGGTTCGAAAACATCCCGATAAGGCTGGACTAGAGAATATTTACCATAGAATATGGAAGGATTACTAATATGTATATAACCGTAGAAGAAAATATACGAATTGAGTTTGACCGCTTTTATGAAGCGCTTAAGTTTCATGGACACAATATTGAGAATGATGTAAGTGATCTTTTAAATATATTAGAAGAAAACATCATCCAAGAGTATAACGGTCAGTCTGATGAGATTTTTAACGAAGGTTATGATGAAGGTCGGGATCATGGTTTTGAATCAGGGTATGAAGAAGGTATTTTCGAAGGGAAAGAGCTAGGTTATGATGAAGGCTATGGGATTGGGCAAAAAGATGCTCTAGAAGATTGTAGCTGTGGAGAGGAAGACTAATGTTTACAGTTGAACATGAAGACACATACACAGTAGTAACCACTCTAGACCAAGCAGGGCTGTATGCAGATATCGAGGTCATACTTGACGATACTGACGTTGTTTTGCGACAGTTTAATGAAGAAACTAAGTGTTATGATTTAATAAATATATCACACCAACAATTTAAAGACATCATTGCGTCTTTATCAAAAGCTGAAGGGGCCTACTATGCAAGCTGACTTATACGAAAATATTGCCCTGCAATTTTTTACACCTGGACATAGACATCACGAGGACTTAGTTACAGGTCTAAGGGAAGAAGCTGCAGAAGTTAATTCTGCTACTCATCTAGGGACTCGAAAGCAAGTTTTAGATGAGCTTGGGGATGTTCTTTGGTATGTAACTGTTATGGCAAAACAGCAAAACAGTAGCCTCTCAGAGATTATGAAGATAAATTGTGAAAAGCTAGAAGACCGTGCTCTTAACGGAAAGAAAGGAAATCAACATGCCTAA